GCCTGAGACCCGACTGGTAAGTCGATTCACCTCTCGGTGCAGCACCACCTGTGTCTCATCACCTTAACTAGCGTTTGCCAGTAAGTTTATTCAGTCACTCCCAATGTGCTGATCAGGCACAAAGTTATTATGGCATAAAAAAAGGAGGGTGTCAACCCCTCCTATCTTTGAATGAATACAATTTACTTTTTCTTCTCACCCTTCCTTGGATTTTTAAGAAACCATGAAGGTTGATTAAACACATTTAGTGTTACCCATTTAGCGTAGTGGACACCACGATAACAGAGAAAGGCAAAAACCTTTTCTGGATCATGTTTATCTGGGTCGTAATCGGGTAAACCGTAGTCCCATTCTATTTTAACTTTGAGTCCCATCTGCCTGCTCCGTTGTCTTGAAAGACTGAAGGAAGCGAACCTCGAAGTAAATGAAAGAAAGGAACACCACGCACCCGAGGTTGATTAAACCGACAGTATGTAGTGCTTCCATCTTCCTACACCGCTGTTAGTTTTTTTTCGACTTTGACACCACGATACATTAGTTCATGGTTTCTTGCCTGTGCGGCTTCTGCTAGTACCTTTGCTTTGTACTGCTCAGCGTCATACTTGACGCCACGATATGTGATAGTAGTCATGTGTTTCTCCTAAAGTTGGTTGAATTTCTCCTTTAACTCTTGCGAGTGATCCGAGTCTCCGTTCCTTTAGTCGTTTGCGTCCTGACAATATAGCCCTTGTTTCTCTGCGAATTCATAGTAGAGATCAATGATCTCTGTCCTCTCTTCAGTGGTTAAGTCAGGGTATGACTTAGCACGACCTACAAGAGCGTTGATGTCTTCACAGGAGACAGTTACAACTGTAGTAGTTGCCAATAATAAAGCGAGCATATGTAGCATAGGATGAACGATCCGTTCCGCGACTTACTTGCGTCCTAACATGTATGGTTTGCAACCTTCTTCTTCCACCTTGCTGTAGAAATAATCTATAAGATATTCCTTAGCGTCAGGGATGTGATTATCATCGCTGAGAATCTCTGCCCTGTTGTTATTCCACTCTTGACAGGTCATTGTCCAATGGGACGGATGATGCTGTGTGAGTAAAGAAGTAAGTAGTACAACTTCAATCATGAGGATGAACGATACAGATATGTTATCATATCCTCAATTATTTAGCAAACTTTGTTGTTTAACTTAGCTTTTCTGTTTACGGTTATTACGTTTCTTCGTCTGGTAGGGTTGGTTTGGTAGTTTCTTGTGTCTCTTGAGGTGTGCTTTCACTTGACGTAAAAACTTCAAGTGGTCCTGTATACCACTGCTCTGGTGGTGGCCAAGAGGATCTAATGGAGATATCGTCCAGTCCTCTGACTTCGCTTGGTTTTCTTTCCACGATTGTTTTGGGTTTTTCTTCTTCATCAAATTGATCAACAAGGTTTTCGATTTGTTGATCAACATCATACATTGTCTTATCGACTTTCCATTCTAACCACCACTTTGCATACCATGGTAGTGCAAAATTCAAAAGGATCCATCTTAAGATACCCTTTTGTTTTTTACTCCATGCTTCAAACTGCTGCACTTCGGTGGGTACTCCACCCCAGTGGTGCTCAAATTTAAAGTGAAAATCCTGCGAAGGTTTCTTGTCCAACATCTTGTTTGATACCGCCTACTATGTAGGACTCGATCTCAGTCTCTTGTGGTGCATTCTGTTGACCCTTACTATTCAACCAATGGTTTGTCCATGGTAGTGGGTTAGTGCTAAGTGGCACGTCAAATACAGGTGTCAATCCAATCGCTTTCATACGACGGTTGGCAGTCCATTCAACATACTGACTGAGTAGTCTCTCGTTTAAACCGATGATGCTTCCGTGTGAGAATAGATAGGTCGCCCAGTCTTTCTCTTCTTCTACAGCATCGATAAACATTTGTGTGATGTTTTCTCTTTCTTCTCTTGCAATCTCTTGCATTTCTGGATCGTCACCTTGATCCCATCTCTTTAGTATCTTTTGAGTGATGTTTAGATGTTGTGATTCATCTCTAGCAATCAATGCAATGATCTTTGCTGATCCTTCCATGAGTTTCAACTCACCAAAGGCGAAAGAGCATGCGAATGAAACGTAGAAACGTATGCCTTCAAGGATGTTTACGTTAGCAACAGCCCTGTAAAGTTTTCTCTTTAGGTCATGCAGTGTCCATTGTGAAGTAGGTGATTCTTTCCAACCTGGCTTCCACATATTACCATCTGCATATTCTCCTACTGCTTCGAGGAAGTCATCATATGCTTTCGTTACTGACTTCGCTCTAGCTAAAATCTTCTCGTCATCTAATACAGTGTCAAATACTTCTGAAGGATCTGCATATACATTCTTAATGATGTGTGTATAAGATCTACTATGGATTTGCTCCATGAAATTCCATACACCGATGCATCCTTCTAACTCTGGTAGTGAGCAGTAAGGAGCGAATGCCATGCCAGGTCCTCTACCTTGCACGCTGTCAAGGAGGATCTGATATTTAAGGTTAGAAGTATAAATGTGCTTCTGTTGATCGTTTAGTGTCTTATAGTCAGACCTATCCTTCTGTAGTGAAACCTCTTCGGGTCTCCAGAAGAATCCTAGTTGAGACTGTGTAAGTCTCTCAAAGTCTGGGTATTTGTATTCATCATATCTCTGCATCCCTAAGGGTGCTCCGAAAAACATTGGTTGTTTCTTAGTATCCACTTGGTTACTATTGAAAACAGTAATTGACATTTAATTCCTTAGGGTGAGTGTTATACATTGCAAGCTTCACATTCTGCCTCGTCTCCAGACAGGATGTCATCGACTAAACTATTGAGATCGGTATGTGCTACCTCAGCAATAGGTTCTTCGATATCTTTTTTATTGTCGTAAGTATTCTGATAGTATGAGGTCTTCCAACCGTATTTGTAAGTATTCAACAAGTCCATAGAGAATACTGACATAGGTATCTCATTGTTAGGATAATTCTCTGGATTGTATGACCAGTTACCACTGATCGCTTGATCAAAAAACTTTTGCATGACCGCAACAACTTTGATGTAACCCTCATTGGATTTCATATCCCACAAGAGTGTGTAGTTATTCTTTAGTGTGTTGTATTGCGGAACAATCTGCTTAAGAGGTCCTTTCTTCGATTTCTTAACGGACAAGTAGTCTCTAGGTGGCTCGATTCCATTGGTTGCGTTTGACACAACGGAGCTACTCTCCGAAGGCATTTGTGCGGACAGAGTGCTGTGCCTGAGTCCGAATTTCTTGATGTCATCCCGAAGAGAATCCCAATCATGTTGATACTCTGGTGCTACAATTTGATCGACTTCCTTCTTATATGTATCGATAGGAAGAATTCCATCATGATACTTTGTGCAAACGAAATTACCACATGGTCCTCTCTCTTTTGAGAGTTGGTTTGATGCCTTCAAAAGATAGTATTGGAAGGACTCTGTTAACTCATGGACAAGATCATAAGCACCTTGATCATCATACTTAACACCTTGCTTAGCAAGGTAATGTGCTAGTCCGATGTAACCAATACCAAGTGATCGACGTGCGATAGTAGAATCTTCTGCTGCCTTTACAGGATACTCTTGATAGTCAATCAACTCCTCAAGACCACGGACTGCAAGATCACATAGATTCTCCAACTCATCAGTCTTTCTGATCTTACCTACGTTGATAGCAGATAGGATACACAAAGCAATCTCACCCTGTCCTTGGATGGACTGGATAGGATCTGTTGGTAGTGTGATCTCTTGACATAGGTTACTCATGCTCACCTTATCTTTAAATGATGAGTGAGTATTAACGTGATCAATATTCATCAGATAGATACGACCTGTCTCTGCTCTCTCCTTGAGCATAGCAAGGATTAATTCCTGTGCGGGGACAACATTCTTAGGGATGGTCTCGTCTGATTCGTATTTGGTATAAAGACTATTGAAGTCAGGAGTGCCAAAGGCATCATATAAACCAGGCACATCATGAGGAGAGAAGAGAGTGATACTTTCATTATTAATAAACCTTTGATAAAACAATTCGCTCAGTTGAATACTGTAGTCTAGTTTCCTTACTCTATTATCTTCTGTCCCTTTATTATTCTTAAGGACAAGAATGTCTTCTATTTCTTGGTGCCAAATGGGGAAGTGGACAGTCGCTGATCCACCACGGATGCCGTTTTGAGTGCAACATCTGACAGTGCTCTCAAACTTTTTGAGGAAAGGGACAACACCTGTGTGCTGCACTTCACCGCCCCTGATTTTAGCGTTGATCCCACGGATTCTACCTGCGTTGATGCCGATTCCAGCCCTTTGAGCAACGTAGTAACCAATAGCCATGTCACTGCTAAAGATGCTATCGAGGGTGTCATCAATATCAACAAGAACACAGCTAGCAAATTGCCTAAGGGGAGTCCGCACACCTCCCATGATAGGAGTCGGGATGTTGATTTTGTGCGTTGAGATTGCGTCGTAGTATTTTTTGACATAGGTTAATCTGCTCTCCTCTGGATAGCGTTGAAACAATGTTGCTGCGATCATGACATACATCTGCTGTGGAGTTTCATACACCTCACCAGTTGACCTGTCTTGTACCAGATATTTATCTACAACTTGACGAAGACCTGCATATGTAAACATATAGTCTCTATCATAGTCAATCATAGAGTTGATATCGTCCCACTCGAGACCGCTGTACGAGTCTACAAGGGTTTTGTCATAGAGTCCCTTAGCAATACACTCCTTGATATGCCAATGAATATGTGGATGTGCATCAGGATGTCTTTGGTAGACTGCCTTTCGGAGAGAAAACAGCAGCAAACGAGCAGCAACAAACTGATAGTTTGGTGTGTCTAGAGAGATCAAATCATTCGCAGACTTGATAAGGATCTCTTGAATGTCATCGGTCTTGATTCCATCAAAAATCTGCAAGTTAGCATTCATTTCTATTGCAGACTCGGAGACACCTGCGACACCATCGCATGCCATCTCGACCATCTTATGAATTTTTTCTAAGTTAAGTGACTCAACAATGCCATTACGCTTGACGACGTTGGTGCTCATACCTTTTTCCAGAATGTAAGTTTTACTTTTGCCTCGGCACCTATGAAGGTGTTTTCTTTTATGATCTTTTTCACATCATGACCTGCGAGGTGCATGTCATTGAGATCTTTCTGCTTAATAGTCTTAGGGAATATCACTACGGAGTGACCCTGAGATATACTATCAGTTATCTTAGCAACGATCTCCTTGTTTCGTGGTTCGTTGTCATAGACGAATGTAAATTTATAATTGAAAGTGCTGAAGTCAACATCACTACCACACATAGCAATAGCATTGGGTAAGAAATAACTGTCGAATGGTCCTTCAGTGACATAAATTTCTTCTTCAGTGTTAACACGATCCAATCCAAAGAGTTTAGTCTTACTCTTATCAAAGATACATGTGATATATCTTAGCACACTTTTAGGTGCTAGTGATCTACCTTGAATTCCAAACCATTTACCATCCTTATCAATAAGAGGGATGATAATCCTAGGTTGGTCATTCTTTAGACTCTCAAAATAGTTTGGACTCTGAGTGTTGACCCATGCCTTAAACTTGTCAACATAATACAGAGTATAAAATGCGTCCGAAGGTAAGTGTCTTTTCTCTAGATACTCTCTTGCGGGATGCTCATTATTTAGACTAGCAATAGATTGCAGTCCAGTAGGCTTGGTGGCAAAGTATGGCTTTGCTGACAAGTCTGGTAGGACTTCTTTCTTCTTAGGTTTTTTGTATTTCTCGAGAAGATATTCTGCGTATAAATCTGAGGCTTGATCCTTCAAGAAGGTAGACAGAGACTTAGAGATACCACAGTTGTGGCATTTATAAACGTAATCATTATTACGCATAAAAAAATACCCCCTCGCTTTACTCTTATAGCGTTGGGAGTCACCACAATAGGGGCACCTAAAATTGTAAGTGCGTCCTTGATGTTTAAATTTTTCTAGTCTGACCCCAACACGATCGATGTATTGGGTATCAACGTAACTCATTAAGGTCGGATATCTCTCCAACTAGCATACTACTATTTGGGGATCCTGTCAACACTGGTTTAATAATCTTCTGTCCTACTGGACTCACTAGGAAACTTATGATACTCAGTGCTCCAAATATACTCCACATCTTCTTCTCCATTAACCTCAGGCGGTCATCCACCTTCCTTATATCTCTCTCGCATCCTTTCTTTATTGCATTGGTTTCTCGATTGACATCTGCAGACAGTCTATCGATCTTCTCAAATAATACTTCGTCTATCTTATCTTGCTTGTCAAGTTTCTCATTGTGTACAGCAAGAAGTTGACCCATCTTCACAGAGTTTTCTTGAAGAGTGTCAACAACTTTTTCTAGTCTTTCAATTATAGCTGAGTTGATATCAGACATGGAGTGCTTTTTGACGTTTGTCCCAGTAGAATTTTATTACTTGATTAGGGTATAAACGAGTTACTTTAATCTTTTTGTGCACCTCAGGACGATATATCTTTCTGAGTTGAATTTTTATTTCGGACGGAGACTTACCATACAATACATATGAGTCAATACCATCGAAATGTATTAGATAAGGAATGACACTACTATCTTTCTGATAGTGTGTTGCTTCTCCAAGACCTGCATTACCTGTGCGAGGACCTATCCCCACGTTTGGTAAGACATAACCTTTGGGTTTATACTTACGTCTCTTTACTTTCTTCTGCCCTAGCATGGGATCGAAACCTGCCACAGGACCACTTGCATTAGCAGATCCAGAGAATCCACCAGTGCCTGCACTCATTGTTGGGGCATCTTCGTTAATCATTCTATTGCAGTGAGCGTATCGTATACATCCATATCTAAATCAACTTCATTCAATGAGCCCTGATTGATCTCTGGATACCTATCTAAAAATATTAGAAAGGTCTTCAGTATAGACCAGTATTCTCGCTCGAGTTTATACATTAGCAACGGTATGGTTGCCTCATCAAACACATTGAATAAGATGATCAAATGGTTAATGATCAAATTTGTACGTAGCGTCCCAGTCTTCAAGTATCTCTTAAGCAGACGCTTAAGGTATTTGAATTTCTTCATGTCCTCCATGAAGTCATCTACAGTAACCGATTGTGGGTTGTTGTAGTGCTTGATGGCGAACAGTAAGTGATTCTTATCTGTTAGACTTTCAAAACGCATTACGAAGATCAGGAATACCTGAGATTATTTATTAACTACCGAATGTGATAGTTGCTGCACCGTCAGTTTCTTTCTGGACAGCACCTTTACTTGTGGTAATGATACACTTATACTTGTAACCGTTAAGTGTTGTACCTCCAAGTCCACTGTATGCAAGAGTTGCAGTAGTGAAGTCAGCGTATGTGATACCTGTGTCAAGTGAAGCACTTACATCTACCCAACGAGTAGTAGCAGTTGCTGTCTGTCTCTGCCATTTGTAAGAGATAGTACCTGACTGGTCTACAGTTGCTGCTGCAACGAATGTACCTGCACCACTAGAGGATGTAGAGTTAGCAGGTTGTGTGCCAACTGTGATTACCTCAACTACATCTGCTGCGATTGTGTCATCAGATGCGTCGCCCGCTGCTGCTGCAGTAGCATGTGTGAATGCTAGACATTCTGCCTTGTGACGTGTGTCACCATTGTGTGTAAGATATGTGCGATACAACCACCAACCTGGTCCTGAAATTCCTCTGGACTCATTAGTGCCCTTAGTCATCTCAGTGTCGTCAACAAAAACAAGACTGTAGTTAGAAATGCTATCTCCACCCTTGATAACATATTCTGCTACTGCCTTGGGAGGTGTCCTCCTGATTGCTGATCCTGCTGCGATTGTTGCAGTTGATCCTGCGTATACCTTGTGTAACTCTAGAGCAGTCGCTGACGTTACCTGTTTTACGATGTAAGAAACACCTGACAAGTCCAACACATCTCCTACCTTGACAAGGTTGTCAGAGGCAGACGTGAAGTCTCCAGAAGTTGTTACGGTTGCATCGCCATTGGTTACTCCTACGGCAGTGCCCATTGCTTTCGCATCGATTAGTCCAAATACAGCCATTGTTCTCTATAGTACGGGTGGTTTCATCTATATGTTATTTATACTACTTTGACTCTAGAGCTTCCTTAACTTTCTCAAAGAGAGCGTCGTCTGCTGTAGTCTTAGTTAGTTTTACTGCCTTACCGATGATAAGTAGACAGATATCGATTAGTTTTTCTCCAAGTTCTGCGTCGTCTGGAATTTTAGCAACAGCAGAATCGATAACCTTGTATGCTAGTGGCATTAAAAAGCTAAACATGATTAATTAAATAAAGGGTACCTTATTTATAACTTTTTATACTCACTTGGTTTGAGACCTGCAGCCTCAGCATCATGCTCTTGAGTTAATGAGATCATCTTCTCTCTCATTCTCTCTTTGATGACATCCTTAGCAGCTTTGTCATCTTCATCATGTGGAATTACATTACCTTCGGCATCTGTTTCGTGATGCTCTTTCTTTACTTCATGCTTCTCATAACCAATGCCATCGCCATCGTCGTCCCACCAACGCTTGACTTTTCCTTTCGGATCTTTCTTGGCAGATTTCTTTGCAGCTTCTTTCAGTGCGTCCATAGATGCACCAAGTTTTGCTTTCATGGTTTCTTTCATGAGGTCTTCCTTTTTTGGATTTACGGTTACACCTTTCTTAGTAACGGTCTTGAGTGAACTCTTCCTGTCCTGAGTTTTTTCAGTTGGTTGCTTCATTCAATTCACCTTTAATGTTACTTCGCCAGTCGTATTTATCCTTAATCGACAGCTTGAAAGATTCGACATCGAGAGTTTTTGGATAGTCTTTGTCACCCTTTTTAGCAGGTGCTTCACCACGCTTACGCTTGGCATGGATGTTATCCCATAGACCTTTCTTCTCTTCGATCTCTTCTTCCTTGACACAGTTAGGTACTTGCTTCCCTCCCTTTGTCTTGGTGCCCTTTGCCTTGTAGCCTGTCCAACATTTCTTGGCACCTACATTAGCACGAGCTTGTTTCATGGACTCGTGAAGGTCATCTATATCAATACCAACCACTTCTTCTTTAGCGGTGACACCAATATCAACTGCATCTTTAGCAGTCTTACGACCATCCTTACCCATAACAATATATCTACCATCAGACTTACGACCAGTGACAAGCATCTGATCTCCACCTGAGGAGACAACACGTCCAACGTTTCTATCTCTCTTAAACTCTTCCTTCTTCTTAGCGATAGCTTCCTTTTCAACAGGGAATCCCCCATATCCTTCTACTACCACTTCATGTGTATCCAAGATGTCGATCACCTTTTCTGCACCCTCTTGAAGTCTTTTAATCAACTTGTCAACAGTGCCAGTCTCGATTGCATCGAAAATTTTATTCTGCTCTAAGAAGGTATACTTCAGTAGTGCAGCAGATACTTTTATATCTAAAGTCATTGCTTTACAGAGAATTAGTCGTTAAAACGTATTATTATTTAGTCTTTGTCTTCTTTCTAAAGTCAGAAAACTTGATTGTTGCTTGACCAGGTGTCATTGCTTGGACTGCTGCACGATACTCGTCAGTGCCTACCTTCCATGAGTTACCACTACCGTCATCAGCAGAATAGTTAGACTGATCTTCTCTCTCTGTGATGTGCTGCAACCATGCTTTGTGCTCACTACCATCTGGCATTTGGAATACAACATAGTTTGTGCCACGGTGGACAACATGTCCTGTCAAACCTGTATCATCGTGCTCTACTAGTGCACCAACCTTAAAGATATGGTTGAGCATATAGAAGTCACGGAATGTATCGTAGTCTAGTTTAGGTGCATACTCCCATAGTGATTCATTAAACCACTCCTTGACATCCTTCTTCTTACCTTTCTTAGGTGGAGGTGTCATACCCTTGAGGACATCTGCCATCATCTGTGCACTGTGCTTCTTGCTAATACCCTTAGGCATTCCACCATGGAATGAATCATGGTCGTTACCTTGAGCATGCTTACGCATGTCTGATGCTGACAATTTCTCAATAGGATCTTCAGACTTGGGGTCTCTTGCTCCTGCAGACTTAATGTTTATTGTATTAAAGTCGTAGTGTATTTTATTATATTTTTTTGTAAGTGATTCAAATTCTTTTACTCGGTCATCACCAACAACCATAGTGACATGCTTATGACCTTCGTCATTCAAGTCCTTTAGGATGTCAAATATATTACGGTGTGCCTCGTTGTTTTGTATCTTATCCTTATGTTGAGGATACATCTTCCTCATGTGACCTACTTTTTGATCTGCTGTGAGGGGATTCTTTTTGTGGTCTTGGGATCTGCTAGGGTAGATTCTGTAGTTTCCCGAGTCGCCTCCGTGAGATCTAACAGCATCGAGTAACTTACCATGGCCAGCATGAGGAGGATTAAACCTGCCAAAAGTAATTGCAACGTGGGGGTCAGCATCATTTTTTTTGTTTGTACTAGAAGATTGACCCTTCGCGGATGGTGAGGGTTTCTTTGTTTTAGTCTCTTTTGCTTCTTTAATGAAATCTAGGAAACGCATTTAGCCCCAATCTTTTGCTACGGTGAAGTTGGCACGACTGAATTCAAGTCTGTCAACGAGTTTAAGAGCGGTGCCATCTTTGATAGCAACAAATCCTTCTGGACTTGTTACACGATAACCCGACTCGTCTTCGAGGAAGGTGCCAACACCTTCGATCTTTTTCAATTTATTTATAATCATATTCTTTGCGTCCATTAGGTTTCTAAACCCACTGAGTGCAGAAAACATGATAGTCTTGTTACTATTTAGAAAAGAAACAGAGTCCGATCTACGTTTTTCCCATTGATCCTGTGTTTTCTGAGTCTTTTTCTTGATGATTTCCTTCTTATACCTGTCATCAAGGAATTTTATATACCCTAGTGCCATCTTAGATGAGGTGTTAGGTATCTTGCCTTCACGGATAACTTGGTTGAAGTAAATCTTAAACATAGAAGCAGGAGAGAAAGAAGATTTGTCTTTGGTAATGACATCTAGAAACTTACTGCCTGATCTTAGGTTGCTCTTTGCCTGTCTAATAGTATTATTGATAGCATTCTTCTCACTGATGCTTAGATTGGCAACACCGTTTACGTTAGTAAATTCTGAGGAGAATACTGCAATGTCTTTGACACCCTGTAGACCTTTTACATCTGCACCAAATGTTGCAGACAAAGTATCCATGCTACCACCAACGTAGCGAGTGTGAAAGACAATGCCTAGAGTAGACTTTGCTACCTTGGCACCCATGTCGCTCTTCTGATCTACGACATAAGTGATTGTATTGGGTTTAAATCTATAACCTCGTTTGCCACCAACGGTAACAAGAGGAGGGGTAGAAGTATAGAGGAGATCCCCTTGGAGAATACCGTCAATGGGTAGTTTCTTAAGTTGCTTGTAGCATTGCTTGAGGATACCATTGATAGCACCTTCGTAGTGGAAGTCGATGAAGTCTTCATTGTATCCTATTTTGGGTGTCGTCTTATTAAAGACTGACTTTGTGCCAACAAAGAATTCTCCTGTCTGTGGATCTTTACCACACACAACAGCAGGAGCACCATCCCATTTCACAGTGACCTTCGTGTTGCCTCCACCCATTCCTGAGGTAAGCATGTCACGAAGAGACTCTAGAAAGGCAATGCTATTCTTAACACCAGTTGACCCAGTGTTAAAAATGTCATCTTCTAAATGCTCGAGGTGAGTATTCTTTGCCATACTTCTATAATACTATACTTTGATATGTAATGGGGGAGTAGTGTGCCACTTCTTTATGTGGATAAGAAGGCAGTGTCACCGTCCATATCATATGTGCTAGGACGAATGTTATTTATCTTAAGTGCCATCAAGAAAGACCAACGTGCACTAGATTTAGAGTTAGTCTTAAGACGAATCCTGATGTTACTACTGGTTACTGAGTCAGAGAAACGTGGGCATCCATACCCTTCTGGATCTCTACCCATATAATATAGTCCTTTTCCTTTTATCTGTATGTAAAAGGTGCTCTTAGAGTTGTAATAAGTTTCTACTTCTCTTGCTGCTGCACGACCCTCTGCCAAATACTTATCTGGAAATCTTTTAAGATCTAATTCAAGACCCTTCTTTCTCTGTGTAAGGGTTGCGTCTTTCTTTAACGTAAACTTAGCAGGTGTATTCTTACTAGGTTTCCAATGATCGTTTGCTTCCTTTATAATATTAAAATTTTCAGCGATGCCTATCATAGTAAGTGCTGCTTCTTTCTGAGCACTTGACTTACTCTTATCAATAGTAAACTTCATGGCAGAAGTATCAAAGTCAAAATTCATCTGAGCAAAGTCAGCAGATAACTTTTCCTTCAATTCAAACTTAATTATATTAGTATCTTTTTTTAATTCTAAGTCTGCCTTTGCATTGTCTGCACCTGCAGGATCAGACACATCAAAACCTTTATCACGCAGTGATCTAATTAAATCGAATTCATACTGGAAGCCAGCATTCATCGTCAGCGGTCTAGCCGAGTTGCCCTCTCCGTCCAGTAGAGGCTCGTTGTCTTTCTTGCGTGCCATAACTATATTTATCGCACTCAGATCTATTATTCCAGTGGCGAATTACCCCGCTGACAATAAAACAATTAGTGACGAGATAACTAACAAAGATAATAGATCGTACAATGACCACATAATTATCATAGTCTTTCGTTTTTTCATCAGCAAAACTACCGAGTGCATACTTCCATATCTTCCAAATCATTTTTGGGGAAAATAATTAAAGTTAATTACACATCTATCCTGAGTGGATGATGTGCCAAAGTGTATAGTGGAGGATGGGAATATAACTGCTCTACCTTTAACAGACTCTACTTTTTGATCTCCCACCATTGTATAACCATCGTTACTATTTACATAGTAAATTGCAGTCATTGCATTGGGGAATGTATGATCTAAGTGTGTCTTTGATGACGAGGGGAAGTCTGTTTTTAGTTGCAAGTTTGCTTTAATCTTAATTAGTGCACACGCATCTAATTCTACTAGCAGTGGCATCATAGCACGGTCTTGTACATACTCAGACTGTGGGAATCCATTGTTGTAAAACATGTGCACCATCTGTGATCGTGAGTCAGGATCACTTGACACTATTCTACGACAGTATGACCACGGAAATTCGTTACCCAACAAGAGATTATGAATTTCGTCTTGTTGATAATCGTCTATAAAATTATCAATGACCTTCATTTAGATATCGCCTGGTTTTCTATTCTCTGAATAGTATTCATCAAACTTCATCTTAGGATAGCGTGCTGCTAGTTTAAGTGTGTTGATATAGATTACTTCATCCATACGGATGTCTAGTGCAGCACATGCATTCTGTGCATACCACAATACATCACCCAACTCTTTAATAAGATGATCCTTTGTATCTTCATTCCAAGGTTTGCCTTGGTATTTTAATTTCTTTACGATCTCCATAAACTCACCACCTTCTGCAGACATACCAGATGCAGCAGTGTCTAGACGGTGAATCTTACAACCGTTTGCTTCCAACTCATCCATGCGTTGTCTGAATATAGCATAGTCCTTACTAGGATTAGAGCATGTTTGATTCACAAAGTCAGCGTAGCGATCGAAGTCAATTTTAATTTCTGTTGGTTGACCAGATTCCTCTGCGTCTGCCATTTTCTTTCTGACCTTTTGCTTGGTCTTGTATGCACTGTTGAAACGTGGATCGTTAGCAACTTCTTTAGCATCTTTAGGTGCCTGTGCTGCAGCGTCTTTTGCTGCCTGCTCAAAATTCTCAGCAGCATCAGTTGCTGCATTAGAAAACTTTTCTGCTTTGTCTTGGATGTCGTCACCACCACCTGTATCAGGTGCAGGAGCGAAACCGCCAGGATTAACCTTCATATTTTAAAACCTTGGAATTTAGATTTGGTATCAGTTGTAAATTCTTCTTGATTGCTATCAAGAATATTATCTTGAGCACTCTGCTCACAATCATACAGCCTCATCTTCGCTCTGTCAATACCCAAAACGAATCTCTTATTAACTGTAGGGTCATTGTATCTATTCTTTAACTGCTTGACCATGATTTGATTCATGGCTTCTAGATCTTCGGTAGCAATAAGTGCAAACATAAGATCAGCAGTAGCAGGTAGACCGAAAGACTCACTAGTATCGGTAAGCTCGACATCACTGCTCCCATAACCAGACCTCGTTGTCTGTGTAGCGGAGACGATGGGTACGTTGAATTCTCCTGCCAGTCCTCGTAATTCTTCTGCGATTGCTTTGACATAGGTATAGGAATTTACTATGTTATTCTTGTATCTTGAAGACGCACATATGTTTAGATAGTCTACAAAGATAATATCGGGATGGAAACCTTTCTTAAGTGACAACTCATTGAGTAGTGACTTGAAATGTCCAACATGTGCTGACGCTGTAGGGTATTCTTTAATGACAAGACGACCCTGTGTCTTCTGTGACAATCCTTCTATCTTAGACTGATACTTTCCTTTACTGAATAAAGGATCGCTTAGTGTTTGGATAGGGATGTCGAGGAGGTTGGCATCAATTCGCTCAGCAATTTTCTCCTCTGCCATTTCAAGTGTAATGTAGAGTACGTTCCTGCCCTGCAAGAGCGAGGCACTAGCCATGTGGCACATGAATAAAGACTTCCCGACACCAGTACCAGCGAGTGCGATATTAAGAGTCTTATTAGGTAAACCACCTTTTGTGATTTTGTTAAGAAACTCAAGATCAAATGGGATCTTTTCTTCCTTTCTGTGATAGAAGTCATATCTTGACTCTGAATCCTCAATGTAGTCATGTCCAACGTGGTCATCAAAGCACACACTAAGTGCGTCCGACATGATGGTCGGAATTGCTTCTTGATTACGAGTCTTATCTTGACCATCAGCGATCTGGACGGACTCCATAAGAGCATTATATATCGCTCTCTCCTTGCACCACTTCTCTGTGGTATCAAGTAACCATTCTTCGTTGTATTCTGTCTTATCTAGTCCTCTAAGTATATCTAACACCGTATTAACAGCATCCTCTGTTAAATCTTTACGTTTCTCAACTTCTAGAGCGATAGCATTAGGCTCAGGAATGTTGTCATAGTCAGAGATAAAGGTAGATACCTCATTAAATACCACCTTTTGTGATATATCTTCAAAGTATTCTTCCTTAATAAAAGGTAAGACCTTTCTCATGTAATCTGCATTAAGAATCAGATTACTAATTACAATTTCTTCTATACCTGGCATTATTGATAGTGTAAGTAGGTGCCTATAATGTACTTGTCATTACTAATAGGTTGCTCACCGAGATGAGGATACATCCATAGAGGAGGGAAGCATAACACACTACCCTGTTTAGGTTTGATCTTCATCTCTAGATTAGGGAATGATGTTTCACCTCCCTCTTCTACAGTATTAAGATAGAAAAACATAACAAGGAAGCGACGTGCTGTAGCATAGTCACCCACATCAATGTGAATATCAAATCGATCTTCAGTGTCAACCGAATACTTTTTCATACGGATCTGCTCAATACTATTCTTGGGTGGCCAGAATGGTGAGCATGCTGTATCACGCATGTATAATTCAGATGTTGATTGAATAGACTTTATTAATTCATTTTGTATGACACCCCATGCCTTGTTACCATCCTTCTCAGCGAGAAGGGTGACATTCATCTGTGTGAATTGAGGTTTGTGTGACTGCTCCCAACGATCTTGTGCTTCTTCATTCTCTTCAAAGAGTTTGATAGCATTATTGCATACGTTTAGGTCGAGCACATTGTCATATACTCTGATAAAGTCCTTTAGATTACTCTCCATACTTGAATTCTTTTTGTGCACTCTCGTCTAGTGCTTGCATTACTTCTTTGGTGAAATACTTTTCTGGATCGGCAAGGATTGATTTAGGATATACGCTAGACTCGCCAATGCGATAACGATTCCCAACCCGCTCGAAGACTCCATACTTTTCACCCAACTCCAGTAGTCCGTAATATTTGTCAAGACCTCGTTCGTCATAGAATAACCTCGTTTCTACCTGTGCGTTTTCTTTAGTAAGTCTTGACTTTGCTGCCTTGACTTTAATAATATTTCCAACGACATCAGTGCCGTCTTTCTCTTTCTTTTTAGAAAGATATACTATAGTTGAAGCAGCATATTTCAATCCACTACCACCACCCATCTCTTTTGTGGGGATGTATGATCCAACAACATCATAAGTATGATTTGTCACGATCATAGGTACATTAGCAAGACCTAGCTTCAATGTCAATACTCGGAATGCACCTTTTAAAATTTGTGCTCTTGTCATGTCACGAGTTTCTTTACCCGCTTCAGTATCCTCAATCTCTTTTGAGGTAGACAGCATACCCAAAGAATCCAACACAAACATAAGAGGTTTGCGATCATCTTTTTGCTTCAGATATTTATCTACAATCTTGACTGCCTGTGTGCGAAACTCTTGCACTGTTGTAACAGGGACAATGATCATACGTCTAGAGTCAATACCACGAGACTCAATCATTTGCTTACTGATAGCAGATTCAGACTCAAAATAGATGACACCTGCATCAGGGTCAGTCTCTAGGAAGTGACGGACAACACTCAAGGCAAAGAATGTTTTACCTGTGCTGCTTTCACCTGCTAGTGCTGTGATCTTATTAGAAGGTAGACCACCAAAGATACTGCCACTCAATAAACCATTGAGTATATAAGATCCAGTATCAACATACTGAGTAATGTCACCTGCAGAGATACCATCACTGGCAACTGCTGCATATTCATTATCAATCTCCTTTACGATTTCAGTAAAAAAACTACTTGTCATAATTAACCAAACATTGCTTCTAGTGTTGCACGTCTCCTTGCAGACCATCCGATCTGATCAAGGATAACGGTAAGTGGATCAAGAAATGCTTTATTAAATTGCATATCATAATCAATATAATCCTCGAGTTTAAACTCGGGAGGTAGAGTCCTAAAGAAAGAGATGACGTTTTGGAAGTCACCCTTCTCCCCATGACGACCAAGTTTATTAGGTGTCTTAAGGAAGACATACTTGATCTTTTCACCCTCCTTTACGAGGGGATACTTGTGTGTAAGTTTCTGCTCTTTGATAGAGTTATTATATAATAGCACACCTCGGACATGAATGGGGCAATGTGCTCCATACAACTTCTTAGGGTGGTGATATTTTTGTAAGTTGTTGCATGACCTAGGAAATGCAATCTCATCTGTAGGTAGTGACTTAAACTTTTTCTCAAACTGTTTGACAAAACGCTGCACCTCCTTCTCATCCGTATTCATCATGAGTTTAAGGACGTCCCTAAGGGCACCACGACATGATGATGGTGTTGAAGACTTGACTGCTTCAATACCCATGATCTTTAGGGTAGGCTCATGATACAAGACACCCTCACTATCCCATACGTTTAGAATATATCTCTTCTTTGCTGTCCATAGACCACGATTAGCGATGTTTTCTCTCTTCATAAACATCTTCTGCTCGTAGGCATTTACATAGGTTGCCAATTCTTCGTAAGAATTTTGAATATACTTTTCAAATTCCACGTCACACACCTTCGTAAGGAACCTAACAATGTCCTTATCGCCTTTCTCTCTGTCCTTGAATACTTTTTCAACCAGAGGACCCATATGCAAATAAATGGAATCGGTATCACTAGCAATAACATAATCCTTACCTTCGGTGCTTAATAATTTATTTAGAAACTTGTTAATCTCATTCTCTATCCAACGGATAGAGACTTGACCAGACAAAGTAATTGCCTCAGCGTTTGCCAAGTTGTAGTAACGGAAGTACTGGTTTCCAATAGCACCATAGGCACTATTAAGTTGTATCTTCCTTGCCATTTGAATGTTATTATATGTGGATATATCATTCAATAGACTAGTGTTACCTGTCTCCTCAAACTTCTGTTTGCAGGCAATCATTTTCTTCTTAAATATCTTTCTCTCATCATATATCCTCTGCATTATCTTAGGGAGGAATCCATGTATGTCTTTACGATACTGAGCACCATTAGCACAGACTGCATACTCCTTATGTGCTACAAAATCCTTGTTAAGAATCTTCTCTACTGATACCTGTGGATGTCTCTCATCTATAAGTGTCTCAGGGGAGATATTATATTGCATAATAAGGTGTGGATATAGACTATTCAAGTCAAAATTACACACCCAATCATACACACCTGGCACAGGCTCTTTTACATATGCACCTGCATATTTGTCGTCCTTCTCTGCTGTATGCTTAGGGGGCACAACAATATTCTTTGCACTCAAGTCATTATATATGAGAGTATCCCACATCTTTACCTGTGAGAATACATCATCAATGTTTACTTTAGCATCATATGCCATGGTGACTGCCAACTCAACAAGTTTCATCTTGCTTTCTAGTTGATCAACCAACTCAACGTCATGAATGTTATAATCTACAAACTTTTGCCAGTCAGATGTATAGAAGTCTTTAAAGTTTTCATACATGCTGTGGTCTAGTTTATGCTCCCCCAATTCAACAGTGGATATATGCTCTAGACTATATGATTCTTGTGCAGAATAAGTAAACTTTCTGTATAGATCAAGGTAATCTAGGATAGTGACACCAAGAATATCATAGACAAGATTAGTCCGTCCTTGCACAGTTATTGCACGCTCTTTTACTACATTCCAAGGGGACAAACTCTTCATCCACTTGTCACCTAAAATCTTTTCAATCCTACGACAGATATAAGGCATGTCATAGAAGTTATTATTCCATCCTGTGATGATATCAGGGGTATTATGCACCCAGAATTTATGGAAATCCTGTAGCATCTCATGCTCAGTATTAAATACACGATACTCTACAGTTTCTGGTGGTGTATACTCTCTTGTCCCCCATGTGATGATCTTCTTAGTCATCATATTCTTCATGGTAATGCATAGCATGTCCTCTTGACACGCATCTACATCAGGGAAACCATTCTCACATGCAACCTCAATATCAATAGTCCATATACCCATCTTCTTCATGTCATAGTTGACACGAGTAGGGTATTTCTGAGCGATATGTTGGAATACAAACCTCTCATACCCATGCACTTCCATGCCCTCTACATCAGAGTATCTCTGCAGAAAGTCTCTTGCCTCACGGACACCATCAAACTTTTTCTTATGTGCATATCTACCATCTAATGTCTTATATTTTGACTTCTTCGACTGATTAGCAGGCACTAGAAACAGTGAAGGGGATGTCTTCTCACGGTATTGCACACGCTCACCGTTTCGATATCCCCTTACCAACGCAGTATCACCAAAGATGATTACGTTAGTATAAAAATCACTCATCTGTGTCTTTCTTGTCGGTCTTTGATTCTAGCATGACTAGATACTTCTTCGCAACCGCAGGTGATGGATCGACAACAGTCAATACATCCTCACTTGCTATGAATACATCGTCTTGATCACTGTAGTATGGATACTTTCTCAGTCCTTCGTCCGATACTAAGTGGCAGTTTTGTATGAGGTAACTAGGCTCCTCATCCAATTCCACAAGGTCACCCAACAAGAAGACCGTTGGGTGGGATTTCAGAATAATCAACTTTAACATCATCTTTTTGTGGTTTCGATTTTTTAATAGTGGTCAATGCTTCTTCATAACGCTTGACTACTTCCCAATGGGGGTCAGCAATGCTTACAACATGTTGCAAAGAAATAAAATTTGCCCCTACTGTTAGTGGGAAGTATGGATAAAATCTCATACGAATATCACCCAGTGGATTATCTTTTTCTTCGACAAGGAAATCCTTTTCATTCATTTCCAACTGAATAGAAAATGCATCTTGGAATTCATAAGCAAGGACACGAGCGTCATCACCCTCTTTGTCTCTTACTTCTTTGATGTCGGCAACTACATCTTCGCCGTTTGCCATTCTAGCAATTTTAATACTCATGTTAGAAAGTCTAGTGACCTATTTATCTTATCATAAAAAAAGGAGGTGTCAAGCACCTCCATAATATTAAGTGATATCGTATACCTTTCGTTTCTGATGATCAGGTATCACCTTGTTTAGGGAAACAGATAGTAATCCATTAGTGAATTTAACTTCCCCAACATTTACATCATCACTGAGGTTAAATCCTCGTGCGAATGACCTCTGTGCCACACCTCTGTGGATATACTCCTGACTATCTGTCTCGTCTTTATCTACTGACTTGATTAGAAGCACGTTAGTCTCTGTTGAGACCTCTACTTCTTTTGGATCCCATCCTGCCAGTGCTAATTCGATTCTCCATGTCTCTTCAGACTCTTTGACAATATTATATGGTGGGTATTGAGTTTGTGGAGACCCCATTCCATACGCATGTAGTCTGTAAAATAGATCGTCAAACCCTACACTGTAGCGATTTGCTGCATCAAAAATTGCATTGACATCCTTAGATGTCCACTTAGTTAGTGTCATAATTCTCCTTTAAAAGCGAGTTTAGTTTGTGTCCCCGAAGGCGACACTACTATTTAACCATGAAGTAATGTAACTGCATATGGTGACTACCGTCTCGATTGTTACAGAAAACCGTAATAAAAACTATGCTAAATAAAACTACAATAGACCCCCCTCCAAAGAGGATAAAATGAAGAAAGCATTATTCTTTATTATGGCATTGTCCCTAGGATCGGCTGCTAATGCAGGTGGATTGTCAACTAGACATCAGTCAAGTTTGCAACACACCGTTGACGCACAAACAGCAACGTATTCAAGAGTTGGAAACTCATATTCCATCTCAGGTTCAAACGTGACTACATCTCATACTGCAGCAGGTGCATCGAGTGCAACTGCAAATGGTTTGGGAGTTAATACTTACAGTGCATCAACAGGTGTTGGCACAGTAGGCACCATCACAGCATCCCAGACTGGATCAGGATCATTCTCCTATGCTCAGTCATGGACACAAGGTGATATTGGTGGCACAGGATCTGAATACCTAGACTTCGGTAGCGTATCAGTTACAAACGCAGGAACTCAAAACTCTTCTGCTAATGCACCAGGTACTCTAACCAACGCACATGCTATTACCCTAACAGGTACTGGTAACGTAGGTAGCAGCACAACAGGTCAATTCGTAAGCGAAGTAACCATATTCGACTAAGACAATGAGGAATATATCTAAACTATTCCTCATGTTTTTAGCGACTGGCGTAACCCCAGTCATAGCAGTGCCTGTGGTACCAAATTTCCAACAAGGTTCGATGACTACCCACACGGAAACGACTTCCACTGTGACCGAGACCATAAATTCGATGGACTATAACACAGGCTATCAGTGGTCAGTAACAGGGAATGGAATTACCACAACTGATAATTTATCACCAACCACTACTACATCTAATGTAACCATTGAGGGAGTGAATACAACATGGACAGGAGTAGGGACAACACCCACCTTCACACAGACAACACCAGGTGCAGCGTTTCAATACACAGAAACGATGCAAGGACCAGGCTTGTCGAATCACACAGTAATAAATCGTACCACAAACGTAACAAGCGTCACAGATACAACCAGTATTTTCTCACAATAGCGACATCCCTTGCTATGACTGGGTTTATGCCTTCTGTTAACGCAGAGACTGTTGGTGGTGTAAGTGCCACTGCGTCTCCGATCGCGAATAGTTCGGGCTCAGTGACCAATCAAGCTATACAAGTTTTACAAGGACCGTATATAACAAACACATATGGTGGTGGAATACAATGTCAGGGTGCTACCCTCAACATAACTCCATATGCCACAGGTAGTGCATCAAGTCAAAAACCGTTTGAGGCTTGGTGGGATTCGCCAGTGTACGACATGTCTGACTTAAATGATGATGGTGTGTTAGACAATCCAGGTGATATACTCTACTACGTCCCTACAAGGACAGCTCAGAAAGATAACTATAATATTTCACTAGGTGTCAGTGCTACATGGTCAAAACCACTAGACAAAAAAGCACAAGAACAATGTAAAGAAGCAGTAGCAGTACAGATATCCCTACAAAAACAAGTGACCGCAAATAAAAGATTAGACTTTGAGGTCGCAAGATTGAAAAATTGTGGTGAGCTGATGAAAGCTGGTATTTCATTCCATCCAAAGTCTCCTTACTATGCTATCTGTGCTGATGTTGTGGTGCAGAACGTTAACACTGTGATTCCACATGCACACAGTATCAATAAAAAAAATTACCAGAGAAACTCTAACGTTTCTTCTTCTTCGGAATCTTTAAAGGAGGTAAACCTTTCGATTGGCGATATCGATTAGCAGTCATCTCACTCTTTGAGATCTCACGATGCTTTCCAAGTTTCTTTTGGACAGTAGTCGTGAGTTTTTTTATGACTGGTTTTATAATTCTCAATAGTAATGGTGTGGCAGCAGCACCTGCTGTAGCTACAACTGCTAGTGCTGTCACTGAGGTTACCTGATTTAGAGGAGGTACATACTTTTCCATTGGTGAGGTAGGCTCATACAATGTGATACAGGTTTTACCATCCTGACTTAATTCATGACCTATAACCTTCTCATCTCCTGACTGTGTTACATCACCTATTCTTAATTGCCCCACACCTGGACATGCCACATCTGTAGCAAGGTCACCTGTAGGTGGCACCTCTGGTGGATCTACCTCTGGGGGTGGTTGCACAACAGGTGGAGGTGCTGCTTCTAACTGCATCTGTAACTGATCTGGCTCATAGTCCATCGCATCATAGGATGGATACTCTGCATCACAAAAGACCAAGAGGTTATCAGGATCGTCTTTAATTATCTCATCATTTCTATCACTAAACTCATGTGTCTCTACACAACCTGGCATGTCAATAATAGGATTACCTATAATGACAGTGGTAGGAGGCACATTCGGAACAGTCTGATTCGGAGTGGTAGTTAACCACTCTGGTATATCTGCACTATAGATCCCTATAGAATTAACATGAGTGCTGTTAATCTGTATGTTAGGGATAGTCATTTAACAGCTCTTATTCAAATCCTCAGCCATATTTCCACCGATCTCTGCACCTTGATTACCACCAAACATTGCTATCCAACCTGCAGCAACCCAACCAATAAAGGGAATAGAGGAAACAGCAGGAGCAGCACTAGCACCAATACTAGTCCCAACAAGTCTCCCAGTTCCTTCTGCCGACCCTATAGCCTTGATACATTCTTCTGATCTTGCAGCAGCAATACCTTGTGCTTGCTCTGCACTTAGACCAGGTGGCATATCTATCCAAGATCTCTTGTTAGATACAGGACCGCCCTGATTAGTCTTACCATCTAGGAAGTATTCCTCAGCAACCTTAGTTGTTTCTGTTGCTAGTCCTAGGAAACCACCCTTAGTCTTAATATCCTTAGTGATATATGCAGTCTTAGGATCGTTGGCTTGATAACTTAACTTATATCCATCCTTATTTGCTTGTATAGCATAAGATGTGTAGTCACCTACAGGAACATTCAAGCTAGGTAACTTACTTTCTTGTTTTCTACTTGCAATATAACCTATCATTCCCAGATGGGATACTGCAAACAAACTACCAACCACACCGATTGATATCCATTTTACATTCATGATAACCTCTTAAAATTTAGGCATTTCTAATGGGATCGGAGCACCAGTTGCATCTGGAAGTGAATCTCCTACCATACCAGGTAGTGCAGGTGCAAGTGCACTGCCTAACTGACCCATTGCTTTCTCTTTGAGGTCTTCAATGATTGCATCCTTTCTAATGAATACATATCCACCGAGACCAACTACGCCAAGTGCTACTACACCTGAGAAAATAGCGATTCCGTTAATAATTTTTTGCATGATTACTTAGTGTCTGGGACGATTTTAACAGGACCTGATTCAATCCTGATAGTTTGAGCAGGTGCAGTCTCTGATGCCTTAGCGATAAGAAACTCCATATCTTTCTTAGATATATTAGCACTTCCATCGGATCCATTCTTCTTCTTACCTCCTGCGGAGACGCCAAAGGTAGCTACGACTCCTGTGAAGACCGAAGCTATGAAAGTTGGATCCATGTCCTGCTTAGGAATTTTTAGTGCAGGTGGCAAATCGACATACGCTAATGTCAAAATCCCGCCAGACCAGACCAAAATTCCAAGTCGCACGAAAGTCGATAGGATAGCAAGTTGCTCCTCCTTATCCTCTGCGTGCTCTTTAATTTTTCCGATAATACCTTTTGGCTTATCTTCTTTTTTAGTTTCAGCCATGATAGAAACTTATTCGTATATTATATAGGTGTTTATTTGCTAACACTTTCTACAGGCTGTTTCTTCTTTCCGATATTATACTTACTTTCTAAATTCCATTCCCCTTTGTCCTTATATGCTAGGACTTTAATCTGATTTAGAGGTGCTAACTCAGCATCATCTACAGGTGAAGACACAATGATCAGACCCCAGTCTGACAACAGTCTAGCGATTCTATTTCTACGTTGTGCATCGTTAGTAGTCATGTTAGATGGTTTACCATCCAGTGCAAACAACTCTTTGAAGTGTACGATGTAATATTTACCCTTCTTATGGAGGATATTACAAGATTGATATAGTTTCTTTTCCTTTCGTGATGCTACACCAATTCTGGTGAGCGTCTCCCGCACTTTCAAGAAGTCATCAGGCTCTTTTAATGTAACTTCAACCATCATGCTTGGAGACCAGTTGATCTCGTCACTCATTTCATTCCTCCAGAATTCAGTTTAGACCTAATTACTTGGATTTCTTCCTTGTTTAGCAGTTTTAATGCTTGTAATGCTTTCTCTGTTGAGTAGTTATAGTATTGTTTTACTAAGTCCAAATCAGCGTGAGTTGACTTCTTAGCCCAAGGGGAAAACCTCTTAGATTTCCTAACACTATGTATAAAAAAGTTATATTGCATGTCCTTATCAAGTGTTGCACCCAACCTATTCATCTCATTAGAATGCATGATGGTATCAATGAAGTATGACAATGCCTTGTTGACCATGAATGCAGGATAATGACGCATATACCCCTCATCATCAGTATAGTCTGCAGTCTTTAAGTTAATTGAATTAACGTAGTCAAATGGATTGTAATCTTGTGCCATAATTAATAAAAGGTTTGTCAAATAATACTTCATTGATATAATTATCTGCCCATTCAGCGTCAAACCACTGAGATAAGACCGCTTTTGTCTTCTTATTCTTTCTCTGTGATGTGCAGTAGTAAGACTGATCGTCTATCCTTTTCATGATAGATATCCAATCCTTATCTTTGTAATCTTTCTCTGCTATTCTAACATATTTAACGTATTCTCGTAGATATTCTCTAGTTACATTCAGATAATCTACTCTTGCATCATGGTCTTTCAAACGTGCAAATTTACAGTAGGGTGAGAAGACTTCTTCTGCCCATTGTGGGAGAATTCTCTCGTCTTTGAAGTGATATCTACTACAAATTGGTGCAAGTTGATAGTCGAAACTGACACCATGGACAGGAGAAATATCAACGATAGCAGCAGTCACAGTAGTGGGTGTTTCGATGATATCACACCCAAAAATAGGGATTCTATACTCTGGATCAGGGTAAAAAACACAGTGGACAATGTTTAACTTGTCTTGTAGTGTTGCTCTCTCAAGGTGAATCTTCCTAAGTCCCCTACATTTCCACATTTCATTGTGAATAGTGACTTCTTCGTGCTCAATTAACTTATGCTCGGTCTCTACTATCTCGATAGCAGGTAGACAGATGAGTTGTTGTCTAATCAGTTGTGCGAGATCATCCTGCATACATGACCTCTAGAGGATTAGCAACGATTGCCTCGTAATTCTTAATCAATAACTCTTGTTGGTTACGATTCTTACTACCTCTGTGTTTCATACCGTATGTCAACTGAAAATACTCCTGTTTGTAGTCACTAAACCACTCTTCGATCTCTTCGTCAATATTATATGTAATCATCCACTTATGTGGACAGTTATTACAGTCTTCTAGGAAGACTTTATGGTCAAAATCCTTATGTAATTCAGCGTTTGTGCCATACAAATATGACTTGATTTTATATGGAGGATCTAAAAATACAAATACGTCTCTTGTCTCTGACATATCCTCATTCATGACCACTTCATAGTGTTTATTAGTGATATGCCAGTGACCTATGAGAGCACCTACTGCCTTAAGATTTTGTGCACCACGCACCGTAAAGTTTTGTTTGGATGCAGTCTTAGAAAACGAGGAATTTTCTGTCAATCCACTATAACTACACTTGTTTAAGATCCAGAAATAGCATGCTTGATCAAATGATTCAACATCAGAAATATTTTCCTTACACTTGAGAAACAACTCCTTACATAGTGCTTCATCAGTGTGTGAATTCTTGTATTCTATGAGTGCATCAGACAAATTCTTATAGTCTGACTGTAATACTTTCCAGAAGTTGTAAAGATATCCATATAAGTCGTTGACCCATACATCTGCAGTAGGGTTATCTTGTGTGAATCTTAGTGCAACGCTACCACCACCTAGAAATGGCTCCCTAAACTCCTTACAGTTAGGTGCTAGTTTGAGTAGTCTTTCTGCTGCTCTAGATTTACCGCCAGGATATCTGAGCGGTGTCTTAATGTATCTCATAATACTTCAATGTTTGCCATTGGGTAAT